TCAATGTTATTGCTTGGTCCAAAGTCATATCGTCGCCAAGGTTTTCCAATTGCGCCAATGTTGTTCCCGTCATTCTTGAGAATTCACGCAAGGCGTTGAATCCGAATCGAATTGGGTGTTTACGTTCCCCGATTTCAATGATTTGTGTCATCTTGTTTGTTTTGTTGTTGTTAGGTAATAAAGGGACCGCCCGACGGACGGCCCCGAATCAATTCTTTGATTAAGCAACGGATGCTTGTGTCAATACTCCAGTGCCCGTGAATCCGAATGAATACGTCACGTTTTCTTCAACGCCCGCTTCTTGTTCGTAGCTTACGAGGTAAGCGTCGCCCGTGTAGTCGATTTCCCCACTTGTTGCAGAACCGAATTTCACTTTCACCAAAGTGCGGTTTGACAACAATGTGAAAAGGTCGTCCGGTGTGTCATAGTCACCACTAATTGAATAAGTCACCAACCCGTCGCCACTAAGTGACCAAGATTTAAGACCCTCAAGATTTTCTTGCCATCCGGCTGAATCTTTGTTTGTGGTGTCTCTCGTTTCCATTGAAACGCTTAATGATGCCGATGTTGCACGGCCGATGATGTCGTAAGTAGTTCCACCATCTTCGCTGATTTGAATCACAACATCCGTTGAATTCATGATGCTTGTTGCAGCCATTTTTTTCTTTTTTTATCGTTTACAAAATACAAAATCAATCGCGAGACACGCGGAATTTCAAATCAACTTGTGACCCAAACGTCCGCTCATCATCGCTGAACAAATCGCGTTGGCCTTCAAAGGCGCACGATTTTACTTTCACCCCGCTAATCGTTTCGTTCATTCTTATGAATGCACTTCGAACGTATTCAACGGCGTTTTGTGTGTCCGAATACTTTGTTGAAATCAACGTGATTCGGACATCTATTTCGTCAATATGCGAATCGCTTTCTTTCGACATACTTGTGGTAATATTCGCCACCTCGTAAATCGCGAACGGCGTCGCTTTTGTTTGCGCTCCTATGACTGGAAACACGCGTCCACCAAACAATGTGTTCAATGCTGAATCGCTTGTGAACTTTGATTTGATAACCTTCCCAATCATATTCGTGCGGCTTTTACTTGTTTATTAAGGAACCCACGCATCAATCGTTTGAACTCATTTCCAACACCCGCGGAATTGCTTGTTCTTGCGCGTCTCGCAAAACCTTTGTTTGGTCCGTTATATTGTCCGTCCCTTAAATATCCGTATTCCAAAAAGTGAGCAAACCAACCGCCCTTTTCCGGGTCGCTAAATGCACGCTTCACCCTTGGACCAACTTGCAATGATGCAAACGTCGCCCCACGATTCACACGCGTGGTGATGATGCCCATTGATTTCTTCAATTGTCCTTTGGTAATTTCTGCATAGATTCCGCCGTTTCGGTACACTTTAAATGTTCCCGAATCAATGTCCTTGATTTCGTCTTTGTATGCCTTCAACATCGGCTTCAAAGACTTGCGTGCAATGCGACGAATTTGTGCAGTCGTCACCCCATCATGTAGGTTTTCCAATTCCTTGAAAGCACGTTCGAATTCCTTCTTGATGTCCTTTTCATCAAAGCCAATGAAAGCACCACCCGAACCACCGCCCGTGCGTTTGCTTCTTGCCGACATCATTCTTTCCGCAGTTGTTCCCATTAGTCCGCAAATCTTGTCACAATCTTTTGGAACGACTTGCGTGAATCCGCGTTCAAAATCGCTTCGATTGTGTAGGTTTTGTTGTCGTATACAATTTGCATTTGCTCGTTTATGTCCGAGCGGTAACGAATGAAAAATTCCACACGTTTGGTTGCAACCATTTGGTTGCCTTCTTCACCTTCATTCCCGCTTTTTTCCACCACCTTCGCCCAAACATTGGCCAAGGTTGTGAACGACAAAATCACTTCACCGAAATCATCAGTTGATTCCGTGAACGATTGAATCGTGATTCTGCGGTCTAATTGTCCCGATTGGTCAATCATTAGAATGTAAAGATTCGATATGGGTTCCACAAATATTCGGATGCCGTTGGCAGTTGACGAACGCGGTCCATTCTTTGGTCGTACAATTCCGATATGACCAACATCATCCCTTGAATCAACGGCTTTGGAATTGCCGAAACGTCAGTCCCTACAACATAGCGAACAATTAATTGATTGACGACACCCGCCCCCGTTGTCCATCCACCGATGGATTGAATGCGTGCGGGTTCCGATATCAAATCGGTTGTGTACAACGATGACGGAATCACCGCCGTTGAACCGATTTCATCCACATAAGAAACCGATGTAATTGATGCAACTGAACCGCGTGATAAATACAACAAGTTCGATTGACCATCCCAATGATTGCGTGGGAACTGGTCAAAATATTCGTCTATTGTTGAAGTCACCAAAACGCGTCGTGTGTAACTTTCACACATTTGACGTGCGGCCGTAATCAATGCCGAAATCAATGTGTCGTCATCGCTATGGTCAACGCGCAAAAAATTCTTTGCTTCCGTCAATGTGATGGGTTCGGACGCCGCGGGCGTTACAATATCAATTGCCATTTCTTATCGTGTTTCCTTTGTAGTGTTTTTCTTCACCGCCTTCTTTGCGCGTGCTTTTGGTGCTTCGGCAATTGCCTCACAAAAACCCGCATTCAAAAAATCGGTCAACATCTCATCGGAGTGGATTTCCACCACCGCGTGTTTGCGGTAGTGGAATCCGTTACCCGATACAGATTTCAAAAATCTGACTTTCATATCGATTAGGCTTGAGCCAAGTATTTCACTGCACGGCTATCAAGAACCTTCGCATCCTTACGAGCGTAAGAAACGAAACCAACTTCTAATTCGTCCATGTAACGCTCGTTCAAACGTACCATTTGAACACCACCAGCAGAACGAACAACGAACTTGCTGAAGTCAGCCGCCAACAAAGTCTTTTGACCCGTTGTGATTGCTGATGCCATATCGTTGTTGTAGTATAGGTTGAATCCAAATAATTTGTCTGGCTGACCCGCTTCCATCGATGGGATGAAGATTGGGAAATCGTTGGCACTGCCCAGCCCTAAACTACGAATCACAGAAATTACAGAATCGTTGGCCATAAGCCCGAAGGTTGGCTTGTTTCTATAACTTGGGTCGATTGAGTGGATAAGGTCCAAGATATCGTCAGCGGCGATTGCCGTTGCAGATGCCGCGGTGTTCCCTAATGTTGCACCCGTGATGATACCTTGTGGTTGGCTTGAGCCAGTACCAGTAGTGAATGCCGCGTTTGTTGCGCGTGCGATTCTTTCGCCCATTGCTTCAGCAAGGAACGCGTTCAAATCGAATGCGTTGTCTTGCAACAATTGCATTGAAACGCGAACTTGTGATGCGTAGTTGTAAGCAGACAATTGCGCGTTTGCGAATGTCATATCTTGAACAGTTACGGCCGCCGCTTCAGAAGTTAAACCAGCATCAGTTGCCGTGTCGTTAATTGTTGGGTAATCCAACAATGCGCCACCCGCAGTGTTCAATTTTTTAGCTAAACGCTCAACCTCACCGGTGAACAATGTCGCCATATCCAATTCGTTGCTGAAATCTTGAGGTACTAAGAAACCACCCAAAGAATCAGTTCCAGCGATTTGCGTGCTTGTTCCACGTAATTCAGCCATCATTGAACGCTCGTTGCTATTCAATGCACCCATTCCGTTGCGTAGGTATTTCTCGAATGCACCTTTGCGAGTTGCTTTTGGAGCCGCTTCACGAACTTCAGCATTTGCCGCCAATTCTTTCTTCATCTCGGCAGTGCGCTCGATGATGTCGATTTGTTCTTTGATGCTTCTTGCATCTGCTTCCATTGCGTCGAATTTCGACTTTTCTTCGGCGTTCAATGAACGTCCTTCTTTTTGGGCGTTTTCAACGATGTTCGTTGCGCCTTTGATTAGTTCCGCGCGTTGTCCGCGTAGTTCGATGTTTTTCATCGTGTTAAAAATTTAGAATTTTACTTTTATACAAATAAAGGTCGGAACCTTCTTCCTTCGTTTCCACGACTTCGGATTCGGTATTTTCTACCGATGCCGCTTTCGCTTCTTCTTTGGTTTCCGTTTCCAAATCGCGCTTCAACTCCGATGTTGCGTCCGGATAAGCCGGTTGGCTTACTGGGCTTACATCAAGCAAACGTGATACTTTTTCAATGATTCGGTAAGTTACACCATCGCGTTGTTCCCATCTATCCTTTTCAATAAGGAACGCGAATGAACTTTGATTGACGTCGCCGCGCTTCATCAATTCCGCCAAATCATTGGCATATGTTGTGTTCGGTAAATCAACCTCATAAAACAAACCGCGTTTGTCCGTGCTGATTCTTAATGTGCCACTTGACACACGTCCCAACAATAAATTTTCGTCGTGGTTAAAATAGGCACGAACGTCGTTGTCCATAACGCCATCGAACGCACCCGTTGCAATTTGTTCGTAGAATCCACCCATCCATTCGGAATCCGAATTGTAAACGGCGGCATAACCACGAATCGTGTTTCCATTTTGTTCCGCGTTTTCCATGCGGAATTCGCGTTGTTCTTTTACGACTGAAGACTTGCGAACCTCAGCGTCGAATTTTTCTAATGTGCTAAATCTATGGACAACGTTCAACACTGGTTTGCGCTCAACGTATGCGTCCGATTCGGAATCGTAGCGGTAAATTCTAATCAATGCCGCCGGGTCGTCTGCCGTTCCGTTGACTTTGAATCCCGAATCCGCTTCCAATTCGCCGTCCGTTTCAACTTGAATGATTCGGCCATAAGCATTGCCGCCCGATGAGTTCCAACGCACAAAGTCACCAACCGCCAATTCGTTTGGTTCTGCTCTTTCCGTAACGAGGATACCGCGAACGCTTTCCACAACGGCCGCGTTGTTGTCGTAATGTTTGACGATGTCGAGTGATTTGATTTTCGCAATCTTTTCTTCATCGCTACCCATTGCAAAAACGCGTTCTTTTTCGATGCCGTTTGCAATGGCGAACCCTTGCAAATATTCCGCATCATTTCGCGCACTGATGATATAAATTTCCGAACCCTTTGATTTTTCTTCTTCTAAATAAGCACGGCCAATGTCATTGTTCAATGTGCCGTCAAAATCAAACGAAACGCGTTCGGCGTCTTGCTCGCTTGACATTTCCCCTTTGCCGAATGTGATGACGATTTCGTCATCGGTTTCAACAACGGATTTGATATGTCTTTCGTTGGGTTGTTCGCTTTTATCTTCTTTCATTTTTTCAATCGTTCTTTTTGCCCAATTCAACATCGGGTCGCCACCCCATGCGGCATACATAATTGAACCACAAATTTCTTTTCCGTCCTCATCAGTGAAACGACCTTGGTCGTACACTTTGGCACGTGATAAAAACGAATAGGTCCGAACCAAAACGTCGTCCGAAATCGCTTCGCCACTTGACAATTGATTGGCTCTTTGCCAACCGACGGGTGTGCCACAATCGGTGCCGTTGTCCTCGCGGTGTTTTAACGCCTTTTTAGCGTTGTTCTTTGCCCCTTCGGGGTAATCACTCCACGGCATCGTTTGCGTCGTTTTGTGGGCTTGCCACGTCAATCATATTCATTGGTTGCAAATATGCATCGCCACCATCAATCGGTGCCATATTTTCCAACTTGCGCACATCGTTTGCGCTAATCCATCCCCATTGACGTCCCTTTGTGTAGGCTTCGTATCTCGAACGAATATCACCACGCAACAATCCGTCCATGTTGAAACGAATGTAATATTGCGAATCACCGACAAACAACTTGCGATTGATTTCAGATTCCCATCTTTTCACCCACGGCAAAATCGTGTTGCGTTGGAACATTATTCCTTGCTCCTCGACGTTGGCACGTGTGGATGAATTTTCCATACTTCCCAAATATGCCAATGGCAAACGGAAAAAACGGGCGATATCTTCAACGCCGAATTTTCGTGTGCTGATGAACTGCGATTCTTGTGGGCTGATGGACATCTTTTCGACCTTCATCCCTTCTTCAAGGATGGCGGTCTTGTGTGCGTTATCCAATCCCGCGTTGCGTTGTTGCCACGAACGAATCAAACGCTTATATGCTTCGTCGCTTAGGCGTCCCGGATGTGTTAAGACTGCGGAAACGTTTGCGCCGTTACCAAAGAACGAACCACCGAATTGGTCGGCCGCTAATCCAAGGCCGATTGATTCACGTGCGGATTCAATGACCGACTTTCCAATGATTCCGTCGAAACCTAATCCAACAATGTGAATCATTTCCGAATCGTCGAACGTTTCTTTTTTATCGACTTGATAGAACTTTTCTTCTTTATAGACCTTGACTTGAACGCGGTCCGGATGAATCGGAATCAATTGGATTGGATTCCCAGCGGCATCGCGTTTGATTGCGATGAACGCATTCCCGTGCAAACACAAATGTGCTTGACACGTTTCGCGGAATGTGAAATCCGTCATCATCGCATTTGGATGATGAATCAATTTGTTGATTGGATGGCCTTCAGCATCTTGAACGATGCCGTCCGCGGTTTGCTTAACGCTCCACGGCAATGTTGCCATTGTTTCGGAAATAACACGAACGGCACCAAAGACGGCGGACAATTGCATCGCGGTGTTTTCCGTGACGGCAATGCCCGTTTTTGATTCGTTGTCGCTGAACATCCATTCGGCGGGGTTCGCCAATGATGTTGATGGGCGGTTCGGATTGGAACGAAATGCGCCCAAAATGCGCCCGAATAAATTTTGATTTTCGGCCATTCGGTTGAAAATGATTGTACAATTCGGGGTGAATATACAATATCATTTGCAATGAAACAATAGACAAAAAAAGGGGACGTCACCACAACGTCCCCTACCAAACCAAAACACCAATCGGAGCAGAACGCCCCGTGGTTCCCTAAATGCTTTTGTGAATTGCCGAATTTCTTTTCAAACGTTCGTTCAATGCTGAACGGCTAAATGAAACGTATGTCGTGCATTCTTTCAATACGATTCCCGATGGAGTGATTGATTCCACCAAAAATTCCTTTCCCGTGCGCGTCATCTCGATGATGTCGCCAACCGATATGTCGTCAACTGGTTCCATGTTCGGTTTGTAATGTACGGAATCATTTGTCGTTGTCGTGTAATACATAGGCGGAAATTTTTTCTATCTACCACCAAATCCCCCCGTTTGTTTCAGCGGGGGGCGGTTGGTGTGTGGGGTTGTTTAGTAAACGTGAACCTTTGTTGTTTCTTTGCAAGTTTCAAAACGCTTTTTTGCTGGAACAACTACTTCCATTGTGCCGGCCATTAGTCTTTGTTTCTCTATTCTTTCGGGTGAATCAATCAAGAAACTCAACAATCTCTTTCCGTTTTTTTGAAATGATTCTTTGATTTCTAAAACATTTCCAACGCAATCACCTAATTTGATTGTGTTTCCAACTTTGATTTCGTTTGCTTGTAATTTCATTGTGGTGTTTTGTTTGGTCGTTGCTCCGTTGCAACACTTCAAATATACAAAAAAATCAATACAATCCACAAAACGTGAAAAACTTTTCAATTATTTTTATTCGTTTCCAAATCAGTGCGGAACACATTGATGATTTCCCCATCAAGTAAGATGCGCACAATGTACCCGTCACCCGTTTCAGCAATCCACGGCGTGAACCCATTTTCAAACAACATCAATCCCAATTCGCGGGCATCTTCCATTTTCATCATAACATTCGAATTCCTTGCGATTCATATGTGGACGTTCCCGTCATATCTTTTCCCTCCATCGTCATCATCTCGCCCAATGCCATTATCATAGCAATGATTCCGTCAATCTTGTCACCCGCTTTTGATTTGCTGAACTTCACATTCTCGGCATCGTCTTTTTTCGTGACTACATTCGCCGCCATCCATCGCATCATTCCGTGACCGCCATGATGCAACAATCGTTTCTTCACCAAGATTTCCGCGTTCTTAATCGGTGCGGTCATAGATATGAAACCTTGACCGAACGGGTCCATCTCAATCCCGGCATCCGTCAATTGTTGGACCAATGAATTCGAATTCCATCTATCAAAAGCCACGGATTGAATGTCAAAGATTTCCGCGCATTCCTTTATCTTTCTTTCAATGACCGCATAGTCCGTTGAATTCCCTTCCGTCACAATCAGTTCGCCAGCACTCACGAATTTGTCGTAAGAACCACCCGTTTGATTCCGACGTCGTTCAACGGCCGCTTCACTGACAAACAAAAACGGCACAATCTTGATGCTTTCGTCATCCATCGGGAACGCCAAAACGAACGCCGTGACATCTTCAACGGCGGCCAAATCAAGTCCCGCATATGCTTTGCGTCCTTTCAATTGTTCCAAATCTACATTGCCCGCTGATTTCATCCATTCGTCATCCGTAATCCACGACGCCAATGAGTTGACCCACTGGTTCAAATGCAGTTGACGGAATGCGATTTCCGACGACGGCAACGTCTTTGCCTCGCGCGCCATCTTTTCAAAATATTCGGGCTTGATTGAGATGCCGAAATTTGGGTTCGCCTTTTTCCAAACCTTTGGGTCGTGAATGTCATCGTCCGGGTCCGCTTCATATATAAGCGGCAAAAACGTGTCATCCTCAATCACACCTTCTTCAACTCGTTTGCCGTAAGAATACAATTCGTGGCAAATGGAATTCGTGTCGAACACTCCAGCCGTGGTGATTGCAATCATCAAAGGTTGCGAACGCGCACCCATTGACGTCGCCATCACATCCCACAAGTCGCGATTCTTCGCCGTGTGCAATTCGTCATATATTACCGCGGACGCATTCGCCCCGTGCAACAATCCAGCATCCGCCGCGACTGCTTTCAAAAATGAGTTGGTCCCGTTCAACACGATTGAGTTTTGGAACGTCTTGCAATTCTTTGTCAAGATTGCCGAGTTGCGAACCATTTGTTTGCATACCTCGAACACAATCTTTGCTTGGTCCCGTGATGATGCGCAACAATAGATTTCCGCACCTTGTTCTTTTTCAACGAACAAAATCGCCAACGCAATGGCCGCCGATAAATTTGACTTTCCATTCTTTCGCGGAATCTGCACATAGGATGTTCGGTATTGACGCAAACCCGTCTTGTTCATTGTGCCGAACATCTTGTGAATGAATTCCTTTTGCCAATCTTCCAAAAGGAAAGGTTGGTTTGCCAAATCGCCTTTCACGTGCGTGCATACGCGTTCAATGAAATTGATGATTTTGTTTGATTTTGTTTCGTCGTGTGTCATCCAATCAAGTCATCAAGTGTTTCAATCTTTTCTTGCGTCTCAATCTTTGCGCGTGATGATGCGGTCAATCCAAATTGGACCATCATCTTTTCAACCTTTGACCACGCGGCATTCATCATTGACACTTCGGGCCGTGGTCGCCACATCAAATCGCCTTGCGCGGTTGTGGTTGCGTAGGTCGGACCTTGTTCTTTGACAACGGCGCGCGCGACTTGGTAATCTTCCCACGCGTCCGACAACATTTGCAACGCCATCGCATCCACTTCAGCAACGACACCAAGGTCGTCCAATTTTTTCACAAGCCATTCAAACGTTTCGTTCGCGGATTGTACTGCGGGCGCGGTTGGAATGCCATCGGCTTCCAATCGATTCTTGTGTCGGCTCGCATCGTAGGTGCCCTGCGCTTTTAATATTGCCGTTGGTTTTGGCTTTCTTCCTTTTCCCATTTTAATCACATTTTATCATCAAATGCCCACATCTTGACTTTAACACGCTCAAAAATGCGGTCGTGTTCGCTTTATGGGGGCGGTGATGTTTAGATTTTACCATTTTTACATTTAATACCGCCCTTCCCGTGGTAATATGTGGGCATTATCTTCATCATTCGTGCGCTTCTTTGCCCGATTTTATATTATGACATCGATGACACATCGTTTGTAAGTTGTCCCACTCCAACGAATCGCCACCCGATTTGATTGGGATGATGTGGTCAACCACTTGGCCAATGCCATCGCATTCGACACACAATGGATGTCGTTTGATGAACATATTGCGGAGCGTTCGCCACGCACTGGTTTGATAGAACTTGTTGCGTTCCTTACGTTGCTTGCTTGCTTTGTTTTGACCTTGCAACCAAGGCCGTTGCTTTCGTTTTGGTACATTCGGCATATCTATTTTAATTTATCTTTTTGTTCGGGTTTGTAATACTTGCGCACATCACGACGTTGTTGGTCGCGCTCGACTGCCGTGATTTTTGATTCCCACCAACCAAAATGAATGTACATGTGGTTCATCATCGTTTGGTTGGTTAGCTTATAGTTTCCACCTTCTTGCGGTATATTCAAGCCACGTTGTTCCGAATACCTTTTGTCACAATGTTTGCATTGCGCACGTCGTCCACCACGTCCACGAATCAATTTGTTGAACTCAAGAATCGGTCGTTCGTTCTTGCATTTACTGCATACCTTGGTCGTCTCTTTCAAAGCGTTTTTCAATTGCGGTTTTCCTATACTTTTTAATTCCTATGACCTTGCCGTCTGCATTCTTTACAAAGCGGATGGCGTGGCTTATCAATGCCGTGTCATTCACTTCCTTGATGACTGGAACCATTTCGTGTTTGCGTATCGGCTTCGATTCGCCAATCTCCATGTCCACAATCAGTTGGGCGATTGTGTTGCGGACCTTCAAATCTATCTTCATAAGATATGAAATTTTTCAATATCAATGTAGGCGTTGCGACGTATCGCCTCACCACCATCAATTGATTTTTGTGTTCTCGTTTCTTTTATCTCCATCGGTACCGCTACACCATACTCATCACCTAATTCAAGGCCGATGACAACGCCGTCTTTGATTAGGTACACAATCAAGATGAACGGCACACACATCATTCGTGACATCTCAATGCCGTTCAATATCTTATCATAAGAAATCAAATAGGTGCCGAACCGCTCCATTGATTCCAATGATTCATTGCGTGATTTGAATTCAACGATGTGCGTCACCTCGTTGTTCTTTGTTGCAACGCCATCAATGAGCGCATATTTGGGCGTTGTGTGGATTTTCCATCCGTACCGCTTCAACAAGTGGTCGAACGCTAATTCTTCGAAACGTTGGTAATCTTCGTACTTCATATGGGGTTTGTTAGTTCGACAACTCGCGAACGTGCGACTTTTTTATAGTGAATGATGTTTGTTGCTTCCATCTCGTTCAATGCCTTTTGCGCGATGCGTCTTAACACGCCTTCGGTGTCTGCAATGTATTTGACGGCATCCGTTGTGGTCTTGCCTTCAATCATCGGAGCCATTCGTTTGTGGTCGTCAATAGTCCACACTCGTTCGGGTGCTGATTCGAAATCTTCTTTTTGAACCAGTTCAATCGTATCATATCCAGTGATGGTCATTTCCATCGATGGGAATTCTTTGTTCCTTGTGTATTCGGGAACGATGTCGGATGCGCCCGGTGTTGTTTCTGATTTCGCTAATGAAATTGTTGATTCTGACTTTTGGACGAGATAAGACCCCAAATGTCCCTTGGCATTTTTGTCGTTCTTGTTTTCGTGTAATACACACGAAATGTGACAATTGTTGTTTGATGTCCATTGCAACAACATTGACGCCAATGCGGTCGCTTCTTCTTCATCGTTGACGCCTTTAGATGCCAAGTCAACCACACCATCAATGACGACATATCCAATATTGTCAAACGACTTCATGACGTAGTCCGTCAATTTCAATCGTTCCTTGTTCGTGAGCAATCCACGGAATCGGTAGTGTTTGAAATTAGGTAAGTTGACGCGTGGGTCCAATCCCGCCATCGTTTGAATCCTATTCTTTGATTTTGATGCGTGCCACGAACCTTGTTCCGTATCAATGTAAATGTTGACCTTGTCGGCAACGTGTCCACGAATATGACCACAAACGTCGTGTTCCGATATCGCCGCGGCCATCAATGCGCTTAAGAAATACGATTTCCGTGATTTGGCTTTTCCTTGAATCAATGAAAAGTTGCCCATCGTTCCAAAGATGTATTCATCCGTTCCAAAATGCAACGTGATGGCTTTTTCGGGTTCTTCAATCTCTTTGGTTGAATCCACTTCCAATGATTCCAACAACGCCTTCATTTCATCGATGTCGTCATCGGTTGCGCTCTCATAATCAAACAACGCATCGTCGGGAATCGCCGGGGCTTGTTGCTCACCAAATCCATCGTTTCGCAATTCGCGAATCGCGCTTTGGAAGTCACCGCCGTGGACCAATACAACGAACGCTTGAAATGAATCATAAGTGTGTTGGGCCTCAAATTGTGTTGATGTCGTGAATGGCATGAATAAACCCGAATCTTTGAACACCACGCCCGACGTTTCGGCATCCGTGTTGCCGGGACGCTTCACATACGTCATTCGTTCGTTCTCACCGACTATCGTCCACCCCGCGGACGTCAGTACATCCAACACGTGGTATTTGGCTCTAAAGTCACCCCACGGCGTTGTTTCATCAACATCCCCCGACCAAACCGAATCCGTGGGCTGATTCTTCATCGGTTCGGCCTTGGGGACGTCTGCATTCATCATGCGAGCGCATGACCAAATGATGTTGCGTTCATCGGGCGTGATGGTTTTCACGTCCGTTATCTTTCCAATGATTTTGTAACCCGCCGACGGCCAAACAACGATTTGACCACCACGGCCACGCGTTTCAAAAGTGACTTCGCCATCTTTGTTTTTGGCCAACTTTTCATTGCCCGCGATTTCCGAACATTTGAAAATCCAATGAAAGCCACCCGAACGCGTTTGTTGAATGACCATTCTTTCAATCAATGTCGGGTCGTTTTGTTCTATCAATGCGACGAACTCATTGTATTCATCACCCTCGAAATGCTTGGCATCAATATCCAAACATTGAATGCCGTCGTACCCCATAACCAAACCAATCGAATTGGTGTGGGCAAATGGTTTGAAATCGGTGACGGGTTCGTCTATTGTTTTTTGCCATCCCTTGATTGCTGGAACCTTGGAATCGGGTCGCAACGGAATCGGTTTGAATCCGTGGTCGACGTATTTTTTGGCAATCTTTGTGATGTCCATTTCTTGCTCTCTCTTTGTTTTGGTTGTTATCTAATCAACGCCCAATTGTCACAATTGCGTTCGTGATATGTCGGTGATAATGTCACGGATTTTTTGTAGCCCAATTCTTCAAATGGAAAAATGAACCAACGGCGGTTGTGTACGTCATAGCACACTATGAAATCAACGCCCTCATATTTGCTGAAATCATTAACGATGCGCGCGTGTCCGTTTTCCATCATCGTTCCGCTTTTGATTTGAATCGTAACAAATCGCGATTTGTTGAATGCAATCAAATCAATGGCCGATTGATTCACAAACGGGAACGCAACGTGCCAATCCCTTTTGATAAGTTCAGCGGCACACCTCAGTTCAGTCAACGCACCATATTTGTGGGAATCGTGAATCATATCTTCGCAATCTTTGCGATGTAGTCGTCGTACGATTTGGCGATGAAATACACTCCGCCAACTGCATTGATTTCTTTTTCAATTTCCTTTTGGTCCGCCGATTGTCGGTCGGCACCAATCTTGACTTCAATACCAATGAAACGTCCATCAATGATTCCGATGATATCGGGCACTCCTTTTCGTTGCACACCCGCTCGATAGACACGTTTTTTAACGTCATACACGGCCCCGTTGTTGATTCGGTATGCTACACCCTCGCGGACGTGATACATGTCCCAAATGATGGTTTTTGTGAGGTCGTTGGCGGTTGTGTCTTTGAATCGCTTCTTCACCAATGCATGTGGCGGGAAGTCGGGGTGCTTTTCTGCTTTTAACTTATCGGCCAGTTGGCCCAACTCTTTCAAGTTCTTCGGAATCCAATTCATTGGGGGTTGTTTGCGTTTCAAATTGTTTGTTCGCCGCGTGTTCAATCATTCGGCTGATATGGGATTTGTCCATTGCGTGGAAATATTGTTTGGCTATTTCCCAGCACATTGAATCAACCGAGGATTTTTTGTTCATATTTTTTCAACTTATCCCAAAACTTCAAATATTCCATCTTGCGCATTTCTAAATCTAAACCAACATCCGGGTCATCGCGGTGAACTCGAAAAATAAACAAATTTTTTGAAATGCGCGGGTCGAATGAAACAAAGTCCACCCATTGAATAGAATCCACAATCAAAAAATAGTGCATCACTTGATGTTTGTAAATCGCTGGAACCTTTCCACCTCTTAAATATTCAATGTGCTTTTTGCTTGATGGACATTTGATTTCAACGCCACCAATGGGAACGCCGTCTTCATAAACCAAAGCGTCGGGACTGATTGCCAACCATTCGTGTTCGTCGTGAATACAAAAACCAATCTCACGGGCATCACGCCCCGTTTGCATTCGGTAGGCATCCAACGCCACGGGTTCCATCAATATCCCGTGCATCATTGCGCCCGTTGTTGGCGATTCTACAATCTCGCCGCTTAATCGTTCGGCGATGAGTTCATCCACAAAGGAAAGGTTGTTCGATTTGAACACGTTCCCACAACGGGAACCCGTGATGACGCCAAGGCGCATTTCAAACCATTCTTTGCTTCGTTGTTCTACGTTCTTTATTTTCATGCTCCGTATTTTTTTCGGTATTTCTCGAATAAATGTTCACCATCATCGCCAAACAATACTTTGGCCACCATGATGCTTTTGCGTTGTTCACAACCGCGTTTCCATTTGCGGTGGTCGTCGCTTCTTTGATAGGTCCAATCGTGGGTTTCCAACAATTGAATAAAGTCGTGCTTAGTCATTTTCAATTCCGTTTTGTTTCAAATCGCGTTGGTTTAATTCCACAATGCGATTGCGGTTGATTTCTTTCAATAGGTCGGCCAATCGTTTGACCTCATCCAATGGGTACCCCATCAGTTTGTTGAATGCTTCTTCGTTCATTTCTCGTTGGTGTTAAAGGTTTCTACTACTGGTGCATTACTTTGTACTACTTCCCCTTTCAGCCAAACTGAACCATTAAACTCTTGGTGCATTACTTTGGGTTTCCAAAACTGCCACCAGCGAGGTGAGGATTCAACTACAAAGGTTGTTTCTAATCTGCTCCATCCGTTTAAGGATTCTGTTACTTCAAATTTTGTTTTCATTTTTCTTTTGTTTTAAAGGTTTCGTTGTAGAAATCTAGAATGACCTCATAATTAGTGAGGTTTCTCGGAGACCTCCAGTTATTTTGGTCTTTTATTTCATCACCGCAATTAAAAGCAAACTCACACATCACCTCTTTCTCTTTCTCAAGCATTGCTTCGGCTGCCTCAATACACGGAGCAACCTCGTAAGAGTCTCCGTACTTGGCTATTTCCCACATTTGGTCAATTAGTTCTTGCATTGGTGTTTTCATTTCTCTTTGGTGTTAAGTTCTTCCTTTAGCCTTTTATCAAAATATGCAAATACATCTTCTTGACTCCCAAAAAGAACAAGGTGCAAAGGTATTTTTTTAGGGTTAGTCGCTTTTTTGTAGGCTTTAGCCCATTCTTTAATCTTCATTTCTCTTTGGTGTTAAAGGTTTTTATTCAGATAAGGCAGTTCAACAAACTTCACATCAGCCTTGTCAATGACTAATCGCTTACCTCCTTTTAACTGAATATAGTATCTACTATCATCCCCATATGTCTCGTAATACATTGCATTTTCAAATGTGTGAATAGTACCATCATTGAACATCACACTAATGTCTATTGGGTGTAATTCCTCTTCTTTCATTTCTCTTTTGTTTTAAAGGTTACTAATTTGCGCCTATTATTATTGGTGTGCGCCTATTTTTATATGATTGAACTTTTCCCCGAACTTTTCCCCGAACTTGTTAGTGGTGTAAATAAGCACCATTCAATCGGCTTATTGTACACCCCGATGTTCATCAATCGCCATTTTCAATCCGGCCAATTCTTCCAGCGACAAATCCAAAATCATTTCAACCTTGTATTGGATGGTCGACATCAATTCCTCATCCGTGGAATCCAATGCGGACAATGGGCCGTCAATGGCGCGTTCGATTTCACGTTCCAATCGCGTCATCATTGCTTTGATGTTTTGGCGGTACAATCGTGTTCCCTTCATCGTGTCCATTTGTTCCAACGTCGCTTGGTACAATGCCACCAACTTGATGGCGTCTTTGAAGTGTGTAAACTTGTCCATAATTAAAAGACTAACCACCGACGGCGGCGTTCATATTTGCGAATCAACCGTGCGTTGTTGTCCA